CAAGAATACTGCGTTGGATTGGTCGATCCAGGCTCAATATGAGCGTGGAACCAAACCGAACTATTCTCGCATGCAGGTCATTCCAGAACCTGGAAAGTTCCGAGTCATTACTGCAACATCTGCAGAGCTGGGTATCAAATGCCAGCCTCTACAGGGATCACTACTGAAACAATGGTCTACTTGTCCTTATTCCACGATGTCTCCATCTTGGATTGAGGATCTGATTCCCGTTGTTGCGGACCTTCCGTCCGACTTTGTAATGTTCTCTGGTGATTATGATGCAGCTACCGATCGATTGAACCTTATTTCTTCTGTTACATGCTTAGACGAATGTCTCCGCATTCACGGAATAAAGGATCTCGATTTTGGACTCGGTATCAATAAAATGAACATTACCTACCCCGTTGCAGGCCTTCAGAAGAAGGACTCCCGTTCCCCTGACCCTTTGGTTCAGGAGGAAATGAGAGCTATCCTTCTTAGCCTCAAACCCGAGATTGTTCAGGCAAATGGTCAGTTGATGGGTCACCCCCTCTCCTTTCCACTTCTCTGCTTGATCAATTTGTCGGCTTTCAACGCGGCAATGATGGAATACCAAGCAACTCCAGAGATCAAAGCTCGAATCCGTAAGACGTTGAGAATCAACGGCGATGATATTTTCTTCGCTTCTCCGCCGGATTTTTGCCAGATCTTTGAGAAAGTTACTTCGGACATTGGTTTCAAATTGACGATTGGAAAGAGTTACCTCTCTCCCTTCTTCTTTATGATCAACAATGTTTTCTTCATCAAACATGGTAATGTATTTCGTAGATTTGGTTACCTCAATCAGAGGCTCGTCTTCAATGTCAACATCAAAAAGGGTGATCGACCTGAGACTCCTTTACAAATTGGACATGCTTTTAACGACATGTTCAGTCTTTGTCCAGGATCCTTTCGGTATCTCACTGATGCCATCGCCCATAGAGAGAAAGGTTTCAGAATAAAGGATTTCAAACCGAATTTCTTTATTCCCTGCTCTCTTGGCGGTCTTGGTGTTGACCCCAAATTTGCTTCCCGCAAACCTGGTGAGACAGTCCTCCCCGACGGTCACTTCTCTTTCACTAGAGAACAACGACTCGTCGCTGCACTTTGCCATGAGGACCAAATCTCTTCGTTCCTTATCAGCACTGGTGAACAGCCTCTCGATGCTAGGATGCGTGATCTCATCAAAAATCTTACCGGGCCTTCTCAGGCAAGTAAGTCTGATGAACTTCGAGCTGTCTATACCCTTGACTCCAATTCTGAGTTGTTTCCTTTTCAGATTTTGACTGGTGAATATGAAAATTCACTCCGTCGACTTTCCGAGAATCAGAAAATTTTCTCTCATTGGTTGGGCCTTTTGAACAGCTTCGATCATACATTCGTACCTCGAAAGGAGTTCCGGATTGACTTCAAATCTAAGAAGTTTAAAGGTCTTCATCCAATGAAACCTTCTAAGCTTCGTCAATTCTGTTTCAATCCCAGTACTGATTTCCTCCTTCAACCTTCTTTTGCACTTCTTCCGCCTTCACACCCTTCCCGGATTGAATATCCCGGAATGAATAAGGGACGTTTCATCCCTTCTTTCACAGTGAAGAAGCGCGTCTTGCATAGATTTCCTCCTCTCGAACCCGTCAACGATCATATCATTTTTGATCCAGACGAAGATGTTGCCGACCTTCTTTTGAACAAGAAAGTCCAATGGCGACTTACAAACTTCGGATCTGTTGACTGGAATGTTCTTGATGAGGTGGTTGATGATTCCATTTTCCGAGAATATCGCATGGAGGACGTAACAGTCCGTCCACGAAATTCTCGAAGAACGTTTCAAAAACGCTAGGGGTTTCCTCCTTAAACAGTCCAAATCGTTGTCTCGCGACGTAAAATTGTCGAGCTAAGTGAAATTGCTTCACGGAAAGCCAAGAGACTGCACGGACATCCAGTGAGCTGGAGGAGGAGATGAACAGTCCCCGGAAATGATTGCCGGGGTTCCCGAACATTCAATCATTACACATCTTACATGCCGAATAAAACAAAAACTAACCAACGTGCGTCGCGTAATCGACAAAGCGCGAAACCGAATAAAGCTCCTCAAAGAGCGTATTCGGCTCCGCTTGCTAATGCGATTCGCTCCGCTTTGGTACAGCCTGTGTCAACCGGACGCTCCAAGAGTGCTCCAATGAAACGCAAGGGAAATGCAACGTCTACCTACATCAATTCCATTCGGAATAGTGATCTGGCTTTAGGCTTGCATCTTCCTGTCCACGACTATACTCGATCCTACATGAAGAACCGCTCGATCTATCAGTACACTCCTGTAGCTGATGCAGATGGTGGTTTCTCACTTGCAATGAATCCCTGGCTTGCTGCCTTCACTGATAATCTCTATTATGAGACTGTCCTTGGAGGAGCCTACCAGAAGAATTGGATTCCTGCCGTGATGACCAACACCGCTGCAACACCTGCAGGTAGTTTCCCTACAAGCACGACATACGTGAACCAACTTCCGACGAATGGAGTTTTCTACTCCACATCCGCCGCTGATGGTTTCAGCGCATATGTCCGCGTTACCGGAGTCAAATTTTCCATCAGATACTTTGGAAAACTCCTCGACGCTGGTGCTTTGATCAAACCGTTGTTCAACCACATGTCTTTATCATTTGTCCATCAGGCCAGTGGTATTCCTGTCGGCAACACTGCCGCCTGGAGCCCTGGTCTCAAATCTGATGCCAACAATTCTGAAACCTCAAAGTTTTGCAACCTTGAGCGTGAATTCAGTTGGGTTTGGCGACCTGCTGATCTCTCATTCCACAAGATCCAATCATGGATCGGAGTTGCGGATGGTATCGCAGGAAACCTCGACAATGATACGATCGTATCCGATGGGTACGTCTCTGACGCCGATGCTAACGGCCCCTGTCCTAACGGATGGGCTGCCGGATTCATCGTCCAACCTTCTGTCCTCTCTGAAGTCTCGAACTATTCTGTTGAGATCCAGATTGACTCAGATTACTCGGTGTACGTCGAAAGAAGCTCTTCGGCTGGAATCCAGTCGACGACCAACTTCCTTGGAAACGTTATCCCACACAATGACTCTAAGTTAACGAACTTGGCTACGCAGGCGCTGTCAGTGCACCGCCATGCCCTTTCGAGTCATGCCAATACCATGCCGGGAACACTCAAAGTGATTCCTGGCTCCCACCACGATTCCCTTCTTAAGGAAATCGAAAACGCCGCCGCTACCGTCGGTGTTACCAAGGCAACAGAAGCGCTCGAAAATGTTAAATTCTTCTAATTGGGGAATCTAACTTTTCGCAAAAAACCTCATCCAACGTAATGGTTTCTGTCAT